TTCAGGAATAAGGATGAGTGAAATAGTTTTGGTTTCTGGAAAAGATTCGAGTATCTTACATTTTTTTAAGAAATGAATGAAATCATGATACTCTATCGATAAATAATTGTATAAAAATTCATAAAATTCTTTGGATTTTCTCATAATTATAAAATTTCTCTATAATTGTAGATTTTTTTTTTTTCTTGTAAAATAGTAAGAATGGCTTCTTATGTAGATAATATAGAAAAAACGATAAAATCACAATGGTTGGATTTTATCAAAAATTCTTCAATAATCAATAATGTCCGGATTACTGATTATGCCAAGGATGTTGCAGTTTTTTTAGACACTTACGATCCTAGTTTATTTAATTCAACCGAAAATCGTGATATTCAGCTCTGGATGAGAAATTTTTATAATTTTTTATATAAAGAGAGTTTTGTGGTGAAACGATTAGTGAACTCAAACTGGCATGCTCATCGTTTATGGATAATGAGTAAATTGGCGATTATCTTAAAAAATCCAGATATCATAACTATTTTACGTGCAGAATTAAAAAATTACATACAAATTTCTATTCTGGATAATAATACTGCTTCATCTGATTATGGTATCCTGATCGATACGGTCCATCGTGATAGTATCGCCTATCATGTATATACACTTTTTGCAATTTTAAATACTATCGTCATTCTAGAAAAAGATCTGAATAATATTCTTATTCAGAACAATACCGTTCAAAAACGTGTCCTTTGGTCTCCAGATACTTCATTAAGAAAAATAATACAACCGGCAATTATCTTTCTTCAACCTTATCTTAATAATACAAAAACTCATATAGAATATGTAAATTCTCAAATCGCCACCGATAAGAATCGATCGGAATTCGGAAAACCTTATAATGTACAAAATGGATTATATCTTTATCGATTTATGGATGATAATGATTTTTTATAAAATTATTGATGATTTTTTATAAAATTATTGTGGAAACATACATGGTACTCTAGGGAAAGATGGATAAGCCTGTGTGTATAAAAAATAATTCCCTGTATTATTCTTTTTTTCAGAAAAATAAAAAACATTTTCTAAATCATTATTTGTAACAAAAGTTTTAGGAAGAACCGGAAATCTCGAATAAGTGCATGTTGGATTTTCATAAAAAAAAATCTGTTTTTGGTATGGATCTATATTGGTTTTATAAATAGGTGTGCTCGAAAATGTTTCATCAGAATGATTATTCATCTTTTATTTAAAGAAAAAAAGTTATTAAAAATAAATATGGATTATGTATCCTTGGAGCAAAAAAAAATAGTTGTGGATCGATCTCTTATCCGAAAAATTAGTGGATGTGCGGGGAGTCGTAAAACTGATACTATGATCAAATGTGGTATTTATTATCTTCAAAACTCAATCAAACCTCGTTCTTGTTTATTTTTAACCCTTGTAGGTTCGGTAACGGATGAAATAAAAGAACGAATTAGTTCTCATTTAAATATAAAAATAGAAAGACAAGGAATAAGCAATCATTATATTGGATATTGGAAAAATCATACGATAGAGATTGCAAATTATGATGCATTTATTCATCGACAATTACAAGAACACTATGATGATGATGATGAAAATATTGATATGTTTTCATCCGATTTTGATAAAAAGGCAGAAACCCTGTATGAAATCATTAAAAATTCAGAAAAACATCAACAATTATTATTAAAAAATGGGAGCGCAGCGTCTATTATTTTGGTGGATGAATTCCAAGATATATCGAGCATAAGGGCTCAGATATTGATTGAATATTTTAAAAAAAATAAGACGACCACGACACGTTTAGTCGTTTTGGGAGATATCTTACAAACTATTTTTCCTCAGGCGCTTAAAGAATTTAAGCATTCTTTATTATTAATCGATGAATTGAAACCGACTTCATTTCGTTTAAACAAATGTTTTCGTTGTCCAAAGGGACATCTGGATGTTGTCAATTGTATAACGAAAACATTCCGTGCCCAATACAATATTCCCGAAATGGAATCTCATTTTGATCTTGAGAACAATAAACCTTTATTTTTTACTCATGACGCCGTTTCCACAAATTATGGTGCTTTAGAAACAGCAACCACTGTCTATCAGATGATTAAAACTTTATTATGTCATGATCGAAATATTGATTATAAAGATATCGTAATCATTATGAAAAAAAGTAATCATCAGATGGTTTTTCAACAAATCGCCAATTTATTCATCAAACATAATTTGGGTGATAAATTTTTATTATCCAAAACAAAATCATTTCAGAATGATCATAGTCCTATCAACTGGGAGGAAGGGAAAGAAAAACTAATGATGCTCAGCATTCATGGAGATAAAGGAAAAGGACATCCCGTTGTGTTTTTTTTAGGATTTTCTGGGGGAACTATACCTGAAGAAAGACATTTTTATAAAATTGAAGAATTATTATCACAATCATTGGTAAATGTCGCTCTCACAAGATCCACAAAATATTTATTTATAGGGATGACTCGTACATATCCATCTTTTTATTTTTTTCAATGTTATCATGAATTACAAGATTTAGCCTATTTTTCTTGGAAATCAAACCTAATTAAACACGAGGTAATCAAAAAAGTTTGTACAGAGGGTATAAAGAATTATAATGATTATCCCATCATGAATAAATTAAATATCCGTAAAAAGGCATTGCAAATACCATTACGTAATATAATATTTATCAATCAGGATGATCGATGCAAATATTTAATGAAAAAATGCAATATTACAAAGTACAAAATAGGAAAATCGTTGCAATGGAAAATTGAAGAAGAAAAACTGTATATCATTAATTCATGTATCAAAATATTATTTTTGAAAAAAATCAAATCTTCTTTATTAAAAACTGTATTCGTACCCTTTCTTGAAATGTTCATCACCGAAAATGTTCACTTCACGGATGATAATAATATATTATCGCATATTAAAGATAATCATCTGAATAAATATGTAATAAAAGATGTCCACTTTTGGACACAAACAATAAAAAAAATCGGTCTAAGACAATTCGATCATCCTGTCCTCATCATACATTCTGTATTTAAAGAAAGTATATACGAGTCTTTAATAAATGTGATCAACAATGATAGGATAGATTATCAAAATTTATGGAAGGTGAGTATATTTTATCTGGAATATATAGAAAATCAGAGCATATATAATATACTTTTTTTTTATCATTCAAATTTCATGTTTGATGATATACATGTTTTGGAAGAAAATATTTTATCCTATTCTGAATTTTATAAAAATGACCAGGAGCATGGATTAAGGAATATACGTTTTATGCAAAAAGCCTCGATAATCGATACAATCAAAGATCGGATAGAATTAGAAGATATTGGTTTTCAATACGATCTTGATGCGGATAAAAAAATTTTTCAAGAAGGTTTTCGATTTGGTTTATCCTCAACAATCGATTTTATAGACACAAAAAATAAGATTCTAATCGATCTAAAAATATCTTTAAAAAGCGAATGCAAAACAGAGTGGATTTTTCAAAATATTATCAATAGTCTTTTATCGCATAATAATAATTACATTAAAATTAATAAAATACATATTTATAATGTATTGAAAGGATATTTATACACCTTTCACTTGTCATCTAAATATAAACTACTAGAAATAATGGATTCATTATTAAAGGAATATGAATTTTCACCCGTATTAATTTCAAAATTATCAAAATTTGTTTAAAAAATTTTATTTTACCATAAAAAATAAAATGTCGCATAGTATTGTTTGGGATCAGGATATAAATAGTATTTCTAATAAGTTACAAAATAACCGAAAAATGATTAATGAAAATATGGAAAAAATCAAGAAACGGATCGAACATGAAACGTTTTTTGAAAAAAAAGAGTTGGAAAAAGCCGTTTTAAAATATAATAAAAAAGTGGAGAAAATTTTGAATGAAAAAGAAATAGTTAATTATACAAAAATTGTCAAAGAAAAATCAGAAGAAAATTTTACATTAGCAAACAGGGCTTTTCAATATTATCAATCAAAACATGAAGAAATCCAAAATAATAATTTGTTATCGCCCCAAGAAAAAATAAAACAGGAGAAAAATCTGTTAATCTCTATCGGAAATAATTTATTATCGGATGAGGCAAAAGGAAAATTTCAATCTCTTGTCGAAAATAACAATGGTGATAATATGATTTTGCTCATCAATTAATAAAATTTTTCATTCCATCATCAGATGAATCTTTTTTTTTTGGGCATAAGATTCCAATTTTTCTTGATCATATTCAATATCATATTTATTATTGTAAAATAATACTTCTTTTAACTTTTTATGTTTTTGCAGGAAACCATAAAAACAAAATCGAATCATAGAATTTTGGATATTAATGTATTCAAGCTTATTAAAAATAATAGATTGTCGAAGTAGGACATTATGAATATTTAGTTCTTTGCATTGAGAAAGTTTAAATAGGTGAATATCAAAATGGAGTGGATTGATTATGATATTTTCAACCGTAAAGACGAGTACTTTTGGAAGAAACACATTACATTTAAAATATACATCTTCGATCGTAAAATATCGTAATTTTTCTGGATTTTTCAATTCAAAATCGGAAATCGTAAAACCATTCAGGAACAAATGTTTCAAATAGGGGGATCTAATTGATACGGAAGCGGAAGATCCATCATAAGGAAGGATATTATCATATAGTTCAGTATCAAACAAAAAAGGATAATTTATTTTATCTTCGTCTGAATAAATCTCATAATTATTTGTGGTTCCCCATAATGATATAGACTCAACCAATTCTAATTGGTTTAATAATAAATTTAAATCACTATTTTTCAAAATAGTAATTCGGAGATTAATAATATTCGTTAGTTTCGACAAATATTCAAAGGTAAAAACAAATGGATCACTTATCGTTTTAATATTGGAAAATAACATTTTGGGAGTCAATAAATCACTTCGGATATCGATATATTCTAATCTGAGATTGTCCTCGATGATGTTTACTAATTTTTTTTCATCAATATCTTTTGAGGTGTAAACGCCTATTTTTAGTTTTTTTAACCTATGTTTATTCAACAAGAGCAAGTCAAATATAATATTTTCGTTTTTTTTCGAGGTAATGGTAATATCTAATTTTTTTAATTTATTGAATCGCAGCAAAATTCTGGAATACGGTATTGTCAAGTATTTTAATTTCAGGTTTTCGATGGGAATATCTGAAAAATATTTCATTAAAAAATAAAAATTTTTTTCTGTATCAATATCATCAATCACAAGTTTTTTTAAGGAAGAAAAAATCCATCTGGAGTAATTTTTTATTAAAATCACTGATATATAACGATTTTATTTTATTCGATTGCAAAAAATTTTTAATAAATTTTTTAGGTTGGTTTGAATATTTATTATTCGTGTTTAATTTCGTTATTCTGAGATGGTCATACAAATGAATATAATAAAAAGATTTTGACAGTTTGCGAAACACATAAAGATTATCTTGATATTTATCCAGATAAGAAAAGATGATATCCCGAATATCCGGGATACGTAAAAAAATTTCATAAAGATCCATTACCTTGTATATTTTTTTCTGCACACAACGAAATTGATAAGGATCAACATTATCAATATCAATAAAATCTATGCAAAATACATTACATAGGTGTCGATTGTATATGTAAATAATCATGAATGTAATCAATTTTTATAGTACTATTCATCTATTTTTAAAAATATTTTCAATCGAAACATGTATATTTGGAACCTTATATTCTGATTCTAACAAGGTAGTATCTAAATAATTGTTGCTCCTATCCGATTTTAGTATTTTTCTTTGTTCATCATGCGAAAAATTAGTATATTTAAAATTTGGATTCACATATCGAATATACATATCGAGGATTTCATTATGAGAAATGACTCCTGGATTTGTTAGATTTATCGTACCTGTTTTTTGTTTTTCAATCATATTCAGTAAAACGGGTAATAAATCAGGAAGCACAGACATTGAATTTTGAATACTACAAATTTTTTCATATTTTATTATTTTACTAATGAAGTTTTTAGGACAATTTAAATCTTCTGTGATTGGCATCCTTATCCTTACATTTAATACATTTTTATGAAACATTTCCATGTGAAATATTCGATCTGTAAATCCCTTCACAACAGAATAAGAAGAACCGAAAAAATTTGGCTTATCCGTTTCTAAAAAACCGTTGTGGGAATCCACTGTATGATTATTATCATATTTGAAAATACATCCTGTCCCTAAATAAGTATAATGTATATTATATTTTTGGCAAAGGATAGCCAAAATAAGAGGTCCAAACAAATTATCACGAACGTTTTCAAGGTTTTTATCAATACCTCCTTCTAAATAATCAATACTTAAAATCCCATTACCTTGGGTGCGACCCGTCATGGATATAATTCTATCTGGTTTTAGTTCTCTAATTTCTTTTTCTAAATCGTTTTCATTATCGATTCGACTTTTTCCTAATTTGTACGAGATTTTTTTGTCATTGACAATCTTGACAAATTGAGAACCTATCCATCCATTACCGCCATAAATCAACCACATTATTTTTATATATATTTTTATTTTCGTTTAAATTAGACTTTTTCGGAAAGTTTTTCATAAATCGTAAAATTTAAAGAATTAACTATAAAACTCCTAATAAGAGTAATAGAAAGTCCTTTACATAGGAATTTTGGTTTGTCCTGTATCCCAAGATTTTTTATCGTTTTATAAGTATCTAATGGATAAGAAATTAAATGACTCGATATCCCTGCAATACCACCTTTTAAGAATGATAGTATTGAAGAGTGATCATGATCTACCTCACTCGATTTTAGAGTTTCATAAATTCCAAAATACATACTCGAGGCTACAGTTTCTCTTGCACAGGTCCATGGTAAACCATAAAACATTTTACGGATTTCTACTTTTTTATTGGTTTGTAATTGACATTTGAATACTTCAAATGGTTGAATGATAAATCCACCTACCAATCCCATTAATGCACCATTAACAAAAGAATTCATTTTGTGCGTTTCTTTTAGATAATCGTATCCGCCAAAAAAAATAGAGTTTAAAAAAATAGACGAATAAAAAGGATATTGCCATCCTTTATAAAACCCTCGAACACCCCGTTGGTTAAAAATTTTTTTTATAATAAAAATAGAACTCTTATTTTGTTCAATTTGCACATTTGTTTTGATCGTATCGAATGGATGACCAATACATAATTGTACCAATCCTGTCGATACTCCGATGACTAATTTTGTATCCATATTATTATGTAACGATTTTATCTTTAAATTATCGGCATCAAAAAATTTTTGGGATTTATTTTTTTCTTTATATATAATAGTTATAAATGTGTACACCAGGTTCAAGAAAATCTAAAATATACATCAGAAATTTATCAGGTGATGCTGGAGATCCTTCGGGTAGTAACATAAAATACGTCAAATATAATGATGAAACGTTAATTGAAAATTTACCAGGCGGTTCAACAGCCAATAATAATATTTGTATAGTGAAAGGTAATAAAGATACGAAAATGTTTATCAGATGTAATAATAATACAAATAGAGGAGCGCAACGAACCGATATTACAAAAAGATTTTTAGATAATAA